GGTCTTACGCGTCGCTCGATTTATTTCTAGTCACAGAAAAAAATGAACCACTTGCTCTTTATGCGGTATACTGTATACCTATGGCAAAACAGAAAGAGGTAGCAGATCACTTAGATATGTCACCACAAAGAGTCCGAGACCTGCTTAAACAGGGCGTTTTAACGCGTGGTCATGGTCAAGATTCTTTAGATATAGATGAGTGTCGCAAAAATTACATAAGATATTTAAGAATGAGATCAAAAGGGTTGCAAAACAACTCTGGTGATCTAAATGAAGAGAAAACTAGACTAACAAAGCTGCAAGCTGACAAAGCAGAGCTAGAAGTTAGAGAAATGGAACAAAGTTTAGTCTCTGTAGAAAAAATTACAGAAGAATGGGTAGGTTATGCTGCAAATGTAAGGAGCAAACTCTTAGCACTGCCTTCAAAGGTTTCACATAGGGTACAATCTGCTGATACTTATGCAGAAGCAGAAAAAATACTAAAAGAAGCTGTTTATGACGCATTGTATGAATTAAGTAATAATGGATTATAAGAACCAGTTATCTTACATTATAGATAAGGTTAATAATGCCTTCAAGCCACCACCTGATTATTCTATTGATTTATGGGCTGATAACTACCGACAACTATCACCAGAATCATCTGCTGAAGCTGGACAATGGCGTACAGATAGAGTGCCATTCCAAAGAGAGATTATGCGTGTCATCACTGACCCAGATGTAGAGACTGTAGTGTTTATGAAATCAGCACAGGTTGGTGCTACTGAAATGCTATCAAATATTGTTGGTTACTATGTCGATCAAGAACCATCACCCATATTAATTATGCAACCAACGCTAAATATGGCACAAACCTATTCCAAAGACAGATTAGCACCCATGCTTAGAGATACACCTAAATTAAAAGACAAGGTTAAAGACCCAAGAACCAGAGATGCAGAAAACACCACATTACACAAAAAATTTACTGGTGGTCATATCACAGTGGTTGGTGCTAACAGTGCATCTGGTTTAGCTTCACGACCTATCAGAATATTATTATGTGATGAAACAGACCGCTACCCACCCTCTGCTGGGACAGAAGGAGACCCAATTAATCTAGCTAGAAAAAGAACGACAACTTTTTGGAATCGTAAAGTTATACTGGCATCAACACCAACAGTCAAAGACGCATCTCGTATAGAAAACGCTTTTAAATTATCAGACCAAAGACACTTCCATGTGCCATGTCCAGAGTGCAATCACAAACAAAAGCTACGCTGGAAGAATGTGACATGGCAAGAAGATCAACCAGAGACAGCAACTCTAGCTTGTGAGAGTTGTGGTGTAGTCATACCAGAATCTAAAAAACAATGGATGTTAAAAAATGGTGAATGGATTGCAGAAAATCCTGATTCTAAAATTGTTGGGTTTCATATCAATGAGCTTTATTCACCTTTTAGGAGATTAGAAGAAATAGTCAAAGACTTTTTAGAAGCCAAAGACCACCCAGAGATGTTGCAAACATTCATCAATACCTCACTTGCCGAATGTTGGGAAGAAAACAAAAGCATGGTTGATACTTCGAAGCTCTTAGAAAAATGTGAGAACTATAACGATGAAGCTATCCCAGACAACATCTTATTTATTACTGCTGGTGTCGATACCCAGAAAGATAGGTTGGAAGTGCAAACGATTGGTTGGGCTGAAAAGTATGAAGCATGGGTTTTGGAATACAAAATAATTTGGGGAGACCCATCAACTTTAGAAGTTTGGGAAGAACTAGATAAGTTTCTTAAGAAAGCCTATACCACCGAATCTGGTCGCAAACTACCAATCAAAGTAACCTGTATCGACTCTGGTGGACATCATACACAGAATGTCTATGATTTCTGTCGACCACGCCAAGCACGCATGATCTTTCCAGTCAAAGGTCAATCACAGGCTGGTAAACCGATTGCTGGTCGAGCCACTAGCTCTGCTAAACAGCGTGTTTATTTATATCCTGTTGGGACAGATACCGCTAAAGAATTCATCTTCTCACGCTTAGATAAAGAAGAATCATTAATTCACTTCCCCAATACTGTTGATGAAGAATACTTCAAACAACTGACTAGTGAACGCCAAGTCAAGAAAATGGTTTCTGGTCAACCTAAATTAGTTTGGTATTTACCCAAAGGTCGTAGAAACGAAGCTCTTGATACCTTTGTCTATGCTTTAGCTGCTGTTTACATACTTGCACCAAACTTCAAAGCGATTACCGCTAAAAAACCAGAAAAACAGATACCAAAAAGAGATTCTTTAGTAAAACAGCGTCATAATAGACTTCGAAACAAGAATCCACGCAATTTTGTGTATGCTTGGAAAGATTAAAGGTATAATTTAAGGTAAACTATTTCATATGGCTAATTTATTTGATAGAGCAAACTATCCAACACAAGAACCAGATACTTTGGTTATTGGTGACAGGTGGATGTGGAGACGACCAGACCTAGCATCTATATACGACCCAAGCGAATATGCACTTACTTATGAATTTCACAGAGATAGTGGTGGTGGTGGTGCAAACCAATTCACGATAACTGCAACTGAAACCAGTGACGATTATATTGTCGAAGTGCCTTCAGCAACAACAGCAACTTATACAGCAAACGCTTACATCTATTATGCCTTTATAACAAGAACTTCAGACAGCCAAAGAGTTGCTGTTGATAATGGCAGAGCAGAATTAGTAGAAGATTTCTCTGATTCTAATGCTGATGTCAGAAGCCACGCTAAAACAGTCTTAGATGCTATAGAAGCAACTATTGAAGGTCGTGCTTCACAAGATCAAATGAGTTATAGCATAGCAGGTCGGTCATTATCAAGAATGTCTATTGATGACTTATTAAAATTTAGAGATAGATATTATGCAGAATATCAAGAAGAAATTAAAAAATGCCGTATCAAAAATAAACAAGATTCAGGCAACTTAGTCAAAGTGAGGTTTTAAACATGGCTATATGGGACAACCTATTTAAACAAAGAAAAAAACAACGCAAAGTCAGACAATACGCAGCAGCATCAACTAAAAATATTTTTGCAGACTGGACATCTCAATCCATCGCAGCAGATTCAGCAATTAGGTTTAATCTAAGAAAGATAAGAGATAGATGTCGTGAGCAAGCACGCAACAATGATTATGTTAAAAGATACTTACAATTATTAGAAACCAATGTTGTTGGACAGAATGGTATTAGGATGCAATCCAAAGCCAGAAATGATGACAACAATTTAGACTTTTTAGGCAATGCTCAAATAGAACGAGCATGGCGTAAGTGGGGAAAAATGGGTAACTGTACAGTCGATGGCAGGATGTCATTCCTTGATGCCCAGAAATTATTTATCAACACTCTTGCTAGAGATGGTGAGGTCTTAGTTAGGCATCACATTAGCAGAAACCCATTAGACCCCTACAAAATTGAGTTTTTAGATGCTGATTACTTAGATGAAGAAGAAAACAAAGTGATGAACAATGGTGACGAAATCATCATGGGTGTTAAGGTCGATAAATACAGAAAACCAAAATCATACTTCTTATTCAAAGAACATCCGCACAATACTTTATTTAGTAAGCAAGATAGAACACACCAAGAAATCAAAGCAGATGAGTTAATTCATGCTTATGTCTCTGACAGACCACAACAAACTAGAGGTGTCCCATTCTTAACCACAGCTTTATCGAGACTTAAAATGCTTGATGGTTATGAGGAAGCTGAATTAGTAGCAGCACGAGTAGCAGCTTCTAAAATGGGCTTCTTCACCAGCCCACATGGTGATGGCTATGTTGGTGAAGATACAGAGGATGATTATACACCGATTATGACTGCCGAAGCAGGCACTTTTGAGCAACTACCAGAAGGAATGTCGTTCCAAACATTTGACCCACAACACCCAACATCGGGCTTCGAAAATTTCCATAAAGGAGTCTTGAGGGGTATTGCATCTGGTTTAGGTGTCTCGTATGTCTCACTTGCCAATAATTTAGAAGGGGTTAATTACTCTTCTATAAGACAAGGCACACTAGAAGAAAGAGACCATTACAGAATGTTACAAAACTTTATGATTGATCATTTTATTAGACCTGTCTTTGAAAAGTGGCTGTTAATTACTATGAGTTACCAAAACAATTTCCCAATACCTGATTCAAGGTTTGATAAATTTGCTGATAATGCAATCTTCGTGCCTAGATCATGGGGTTGGATTGACCCTGTCAAAGAAGTCAGAGCTAATGTGGAAGGCTTGCAAGCAGGTGTCATTACTATGCAAGACATACAGTCAAACTATGGCAGAGATGTCGAAGAACTATTTGAACAACATCAAAGAGAAGATGGTTTAGCAGAAAACTATGGTGTTAAAACTGCTTACCAACCATTCGGTGCTAACAAAGCACCAGTTGAGCCAGACATAACAGAAGAAGAGAATAACGATGTCGAAGGGGAGTAAACAACGACCTAGAGATGTGAAGCAAGAACAGTTTGATAAAAACTGGGATGCGATATTTAAAAAGAAGAAAAAGAAAAATGGCAAGCTATAAACCAACAGCAGGCATGGTTGCCGAAGCAAAGAAAGGACTAGCATGGCGTAGAGAACATGGTCGTGGTGGCACTTCTGTCGGTATTGCACGAGCAAGAGATATCGTTAATGGTAAGAGTTTGTCTGAATCTACAGTTAAAAGAATGTTCTCATTCTTTTCAAGACACGAAGTAGATAAAAAAGCAGAAGGCTTTAGACCAGCAGAGAAGGGCTATCCTTCCAATGGTCGTATTGCTTGGGCTTTATGGGGTGGTGATGCAGGCTTTAGTTGGTCAAGAAAAATTGCCAATCAATTAAAGAACGAAGATGAAAGAGCAAAAGAAACTAGAGAACCTATCTCTGGTGCTATGCGTAAAGCCTTAGAAAACAAAGCTAAAGATCATAATGAAAAACATGGTAGCGATAAACGCAAGAAAACCAATGTTAGAACGCTATCAGCAGTGTTTAGGCGTGGTGTCGGTGCTTATAAAACCAATCCACAAAGTGTAAGACCAACAGTTAATTCACCTGAACAGTGGGCGTTAGCAAGGGTTAATTCATTTTTATATTGCTTAAGAAACCTTAAATTTAGATCAGGTAAGCATGATACGGACTTGTTACCATCGGCACACCCTTTATCTTCTAAGAGAAATGATGGTAGAATAGCAAATATGGACAATGCAGAAAGACACATAAAAGATGTCAGAGAAACAGAAGATTCCTACATAGTTGAATTTGGCAAATCAATGTCAGAAGAAGATGACATGGAAGAAAACTCTTATCACGATGAAGAAGAAAAAGCTCATCACGATGAAGAGGAAAGAAGTGCTGACATAGACGAAGAACTCTCTAAAGAAGAGATTGATCAAATAGCTGAAGATGAGTATGTTGCTCAAGAAAGCAACGAAGATGTCTTGAGATTTTATGCAGAAGAAAACCTACAAAGAGCATTTGAGTTCGATAGAACAAAAATTGATGAAGAAAACAGAACCATTATGATTGGTGTCTCTTCTGAAGAGCCAGTAGAAAGAAGATTTGGTATGGAAGTATTGGGTCATAATGAGGGTGAGATTGACATGAAGTTCATGGCAAGCGGTAGAAGCCCACTACTATTAGACCACGATGCAACCAAACAAATAGGTGTAGTCGAAGAGTTTGGTCTTGACCACGCTAACAAAAGAACAATCGCTAAAGTAAGATTTAGTAAAAACAAACAAGCCGATGAAGTGTTTAGAGATGTCGTAGATGGCATTAGACAAAACATTTCAGTTGGTTACGAAGTCAAGAGTATGCGAAAAGAAAACGACAAAGATGGTGATGTCAGTACCTATCGAGTCGATTCTTGGAGTCCCCTTGAAGTTTCAGCAGTCTCAATACCAGCCGACCAGTCAAGGTTAGTTGGTTTTGCAAGGTCTAAAGAAACAACTTTAATTAATAATCCGAAGGAGGATAAAACTATGTCAGAAAATGTTGACAATAAAGTTGAAGTTTCTTCTGATGCAATGAGAGCAGATATAGCTAAAGAAAATGCAGCTATCATCGATCTTGCTGTTAAACATGGCAAGAGAGACTTAGCAGAAAACGCAATTTCACAAGGTATGTCTCTGCCACAATTCAGAGGACATCTTCTCGATACTATCGCTAATGATAAGCCACTTGATCTTCCATCAAGTGTTGATATGAATGAAAAAGAGCAAAGAAGCTACAGCTTGCTAAAAGCTGTTTCTGAAGCTGCTCAAGGCAAACTGTCTGGACTAGAAAAAGAAATTTCAGATGAAATCGCACAAAGAACTGGTAAAGAAGCTAGAGGTTTCTATATGCCAACAAATATTACTTTCAGGGCTGATCAAGTCGTGGGAACAAATAATGTTGGTGGATTCTTAAAGCCAACAGACCATCTTGGTGATGAGTTCATTGAAGCTCTAAAAGCTAGACTAGTAGTTGGTCAGGCTGGTGCTAGAGTTCTTCAAGGACTTAAAGGCGATGTGGCTATACCAAAAATGTCAGCAGAAACATCAAATGTATCATTTGTTGCTGAAAACTCTGCTCCATCAGAAGGTAATGCTACTTTCGCACAAGTCACAATGTCACCTAAGACATTGGCTTGTCAGCTAGATATTTCAAGAAAACTAATGCTTCAATCAGACCCATCAATCGAAGCTGTACTTAGAAACGATGTTATTAATTCTTTCGCAAGAAAAATTGACGAAGTTGCTTTAGAAGGTGGAGGTTCAAACGAGCCTTCAGGTATTATTGCTTCTTCTACAGGTAATGTTGTTGCTATTGGTACAAATGGTGGTGCAATTAGTTATGCAAATTGTGTAGATATGGTCGAAGCTGTTGAGGTTGACAATGCAATCCTTAACGATGCTTCAGTCAAGTTTGTTGGTAACCCTAAAGTTACAGCTAACTTAAGAACTATATCAAAGCAATCATCAGGTGTTGAAGGTAACTTCATTCTTGGCGAAGATAACAGAATCTTAGGTTATGACTACCTATCAAGTACATTAGTACCAAGCGACCTTTCAAAAGGTACAGGTAGCAACCTATCTGCTTTAATCTTTGGTGACTTCTCACAACTAATGCTTGGGTTCTACTCAGGTGTTGATGTGATTGTTGACCCATACACAGGTTCAAACGCAGGTACAACAAGATTAGCTTTCTTCCAAGATTTCGATATTGCATTGAGACATGATGATAGCTTCTCAGTAATCAAAGATATTGTTACATAATAGTATTTAAGATTAATTTAAGGGCTGCTTCGGTAGCCCTTTTTTTTATGTATAATAGAAACATGGCTAAAGAAACAGTTAAATTCGTTTTTAATCAAACTACCTATTGGGCAGGCACTAAATACCAATCAGGACAGGTTATAGAAGTTCCAGCAGAAAAAGCTGATGAATGGAATAAGTTAAGTTTTGGGAATATTTACAAACCAAGAGGTAAAAAGAAGGAGAAATAAATGAAAGTATTAGCAACTAGAAAAGTCTTATATCAAGGCAAATGGTACGAAGCTGGCGAAGATTTCGAATGTCGTGAAGGCGACTTCGATGGTTTAGCAGTAGCAGGTGTTGAAAGATACAAAGAAAAGAAAGTAGAAAAAAAAGATAGAGCTATTAAAGATTTTAAAGAAAGAGGTTAATTATGGCTTTAGAAACTGTAAACGATCAATTAGGTTTCTTAGATACAGAAACACATGGTCTAACAGTCTCATATACTCCTAGCGGTGGCAGTACAACTAATATTAAAGCTATTGTTAATGATGAATATTTTGGCATAGATGGTGATAGTGTTGACTTAGAAGGTAAGCAGATATTCCTTACTTGCCGTACAGCAGATGCACCTAACGCAGCACATAATGATACATTTGTGTTTGAATCAACAACATTCAAAGCTGTCAATGTTAGACCAGATGGCACAGGCTTTACAGAAATAGTTTTACAAGAACAATGATTCTATATAGCGAAAATCAACTAGATGAAGCGTGGCAATACGATTGCAAACAGCGTAGTGCCAAAGGTCGTCATTGGATTGCTAGATCAGATTATGAAAATTTATTTGTTCTTTATTTAGACAATATGGTAAGTGGTGAAAAATTAATTAAACTAGACATCTACATTCCACCAGAAATGCTTGACTCTATAGATCAAGTTATAGATTTAGAAACAGGATATACCGATGATTGAGAAAGTATTAGATTCCGTCTCAGGTGTTGTTGGTAAATTAGTACCAGATGCCGATTTAAAAGCAAAACTAGAACATGAACTTAAAACAGAATTACACAAAGCGAACATGGCACAGCTTGAAGTTAATAAGACTGAAGCAGCCCATAAGTCTTTATTTGTCGCAGGTTGGCGACCTTTTGTTGGTTGGGTGTGTGCTTTCGCTTTGGCATACCACTTTATTCTTCAACCAATCATGGTATTTGCCATATCTGTTTATGGGCTTGCAATTACATTACCAGAATTTGATATGGGTAGCTTAATGACTATTCTTATGGGTATGTTAGGTCTGGGAGGGCTTAGAACCTTCGAGAAGGTACAGAAAGTCCAAAGAGATAAGTAATGCCTAAGAAAACCAAACTACAGTTCAGTAAAGGACATGAGCCGACAGCAGGGGTCAATGGTAAGAAAACATCGCAAGGTCGTAGAAACTTTGGCAGTTCAACACTAAATAAACACAAAAGAAGAAGTTACAAAAAATACAGAGGACAAGGCAAATAGGCTACAATAAGTTATGGCACACGCAAGACAAGCAATCAGAGAGCAAGTTGGTACTACGCTAACTGGTCTTTCTACTACTGGTAGTAATGTTTTTCAATCAAGGGTTTATCCATTACAAGAAAGCAACCTACCAGCTTTATTAATTTATACAAAAGAAGAGTCAAGTGAAGCTATTGTTATGGGTAGCAATAGAGTGATCGAAAGAGAATTAACTCTGGCAGTTGAAGCATATGTTAAGACAAACACAAACTCAGATGACACCATAGATACTATTGCAGAAGAAGTAGAGACTGCTATTGGTGCAGATTCAACCTTAAATAATAAAGCAAAAGATGTATTTTTAGTTTCAACTGATATAAACTATGTAGGTGAAGGTGAAAATCCTGTAGCAGTAGCAACCTTTAATTTCTTGGTTAGTTATTGCACAGACGAAACTAATCCTTCACAATTAAGATAAAGGTAATATTATGGCAACATTTAAAGGTAAAGATGGCGTAGTAAAAGTTGGGTCTGACGCTATTGGTGAAATAAGAAATTTCTCAGTAGAAGAAACAGCAGATACTATCGAAGATACTTCAATGGGTGATACAGCAAGAACCTATGTAGATAGTTTGACACAGTTTACAGCTTCTATTGATGCTCTATTTGACGATACAGATACAGCACAGACAGCTTTAACTATTGGTTCATCAGCTACATTTAGTTTTCTACCTGAAGGCGATTCTGCAGGTAAATACTCATTAAGTGGTTCTGGCATCGTCACTGGTATTTCAAGAAGCCAATCATATGATGGTTTAGTTGAGATAAGTTTTTCACTACAGGGTAGTGGTGCATTAACAATCGGTACAGTCTAATTTAATTAATGTCAGTATTAGATAAAGCAATCAAACACTATCAATCGCTTGATAGAATCGAATTTCATGTTGAGGAGTGGGATACTACTATCTACTCCTCAAAGATGACTGTTGGTGAAACAGCAGCAATCCAAAAAAGAGCAACCAAGAATGGCGTAACAGATGAAATCTTAATGGTCATCTATGCCATTATCATTAAAGCTGAAGATGTAGCAGGTGAAAAAATCTTTGATATGACACAAGACACAATTAACAAACTTAAAAATGAAGTTGATCGTGATGTTGTTTTAAAGGTTGCTGGTCAACTTATGTCTGCTCCAGACATCGAAGAGCTTAAAAAAAAATAAACGATAGCGTAGAATTACGATCAAAGTTCGCACTCGCTGAACGCTTACACAAAACTTTAGAAGAAATAGAAGCCATACCTCGTGAAGAGTTTGTGGCGTGGTGTGCATATTTCGATATAATAGAAGATGAACGCAAAGTACAAGAACAACAAATGAAATATTCAAGAGGTAAAATATAATGGCTGAAATGAAAGCCAGAATGGATATTGTTGGTTCAGATAAGACCCAACGAGCCTTTCGTTCAGTCCGAAAAAATGTCACTGGTTTTAATTCAGAATTAAAAAGAACAGCACTCACATTTGCTACTGCTTTTGGTGTTAAGCAGTTAATTGATATGGGTGACTCAATTACCGACTTAAGAAACAGGCTTAATTCATTCAATAATGATGCAGAAAAAACTGCTAAACAAATGGATTTAATTGCTCAAGTTGCAGCACATACAAGATCAAGTTTTGAAGCTACTGGTGTCGTTTTTACAAGGATGATACAAGCAACACAGCATCTTGGTATCACGACAGAAGAGTTAGCAGCAGCAACCGCTACTGTCAATGCAACATTCAAACTATCTGGTACAACTGCTTACGAAGCAGCTAACTCAGCCCGTCAGCTTGCACAGGGTTTATCTTCTGGTCGACTATCTGGTGATGAGATGAGATCGGTGCTTGAGAACAATGTGGTCTTGGCTAATTTATTAGCAGATGGTTTTGATGCGACTGTTGGTCAATTAAGAATCATGGGTGCTGCTGGTAAAATTACCACAGAAAAAATTATGCCAATCTTAATTGCATCTTTTGAAGAAACAACTGAAAAAGTTTCTGATATGCAATTCACTGTTGATGCTGCTTTTCAAGTATTACAAGTAAGGCTGTACGAAGCTGTTAATGCTTTTAACAAAGCTACTGGTGCGCAAGATGCAGTAGCTAATTCCATTGCTTATGTTGCTAAACATATTAATGAATTTGTTGTTGTTGGTTTAGGTGCTTTAATTCCAGCTATCGGTATGGCTACTGTAGCTATGTATAAATTCTTGGCAAGCATGGTAGCTGTCGTTGTAGCGAATCCTATAACTTTTTTAGTCGCAGGATTAGGTGCTGCATTTGCATACCTTTTGACTATATCAGACGAGCTTACTAGAAAACTTTACAACTTTTTTGGGAAAATATTTTTACAAGATATACCAAATATGTTTACCAATGCTGAAATTGGTATATTAACATTGCAAAATGTATTTGCTGATAGCATAAATGGCATTTTGAAAAACTTTCAAACTTTCTCTGATGGTATTTATGTTGTTATAAATGGTGTAAGAGAATTTTTAGGTTTTGATAAACTGACCGCACCAGAGCTTGTAGTTGATGTCGAAGGTAATAAGAAAAAAATAAAAGAATTAAATAATCAGCTTAAAACATTTACCAAAGTAGAAAAAGGTGAACAACTACCTATATTTGAAGAAGGTGGTTTTTTGCATGGTCTTAGTCCTGAAGCATTGCTTAAAAAGCTGCAAGAATCAAGCAATGTAGTCAATGAGTTTCAAGATGATCTAAGTAAAAAGTTTGCAGATTTTATCAGTAAACAAAAAACATTAGGTGAAGAAGTTGGTGACATCTTAACCAAATCATTTAACAACCTCGCTGATATTATTACTGATTTTGTGACTGGTGGTAAATTTGCTATTAAAGACTTAATCAACACCATTACAAGAGATTTAATTGGTGCAATGATACGAGCTGGCATTACTAACCCGATGGCAGAGGGATTTGGTATGTTTTTAACATCTAAAAAAACACCAGAAAAAGAACAGGGCGGTGGTCTAGTTGTTGGTGGTACACCTTACATGGTTGGTGAGAAAGGTGCTGAATTATTCATCCCAGCAACATCTGGTAAAATCATACCTAATCACGCTTTAGGTGGCGGTGGCGGTATTGTCATTAATCAATCTGTTAATTTTGCAACAGGTGTACAAGACACTGTTAAGAATGAAGTCTTGCAACTACTACCAGACATAGCTGAAACATCTAAAGCAGCAGTCGTAGAAGCCATGAATCGTGGCGGTAACTTTAGAAGAGGTATGAGATGATTATAGATATACCAACCAATCATAACTTTGCTACAGTCAAGTTTAGTCTAAACAGAGGGATAGCATCTGCTCGTTCTGCATTTACTAATAGACAAAGAACACAAGAATACGATGCAGTTTACTGGACTGCTGAACTTAATTTACCACCGATGAAAAGAAGCGATGCTGTCGAGTGGGTAACATTCTTAACTAGATTGCAAGGCGTTAAAAATACTTTCTTGCTTGGCGACCCATCACACACAACCAATAGTGGTAACTATAGCGGTGACTTCTTGGCAACAGAAAACAGAGTATCAGATACTAGTGAAACATTATCATTTACTGCATCTACCAAGACTATCAGTGCTGCAACTTCAGTATTTACCAATACTTTTGTTGGTGACTTTATTGTTGTCTCAGGGGCAACTAATGAAGATAACAATGGCACTTTTAGAATAGCAACCAAAACATCGGATACTGCTGTTGTCGTTGATCGTGATTTGGTAGACGAAACATCAACAGCAAATTGCAAGGTACAACAGAATATCAAAGGTGCAACTGGTTTAGCATTGACAGCAGTATCATCGGCAACAGGTCTAATAGACAAGGGTGACTATCTAGCAATCCATGACGCAGC